TTTCCACTGTTTTTGTCAAAAAAGTTTACAATTTTGCGCTTTACTCCTTCACTTATTTTACTGTATTTACCAGTAATTAGTTTGTTCCAATCAGCACCTAAATCAGAAAAATCAAATACACAGACACATTGAGAAGGATTTATTTTATTATAATCACATAGTCTATCATGCTTTAATAAAACATCCTTTTCAAATTCTGCAAATCCAAATTGTTCTGCATTATAAACACATATCAGTTTTTTATCCTCAGGAGAATACAAATCATTCCAAGCAAGATATGTCTCACTTGGAACAATTTGAGTACCCCTTTTAATGTCTAAGAGCGGATAAATAAAAATCTTAGACTTTTGAAAATACTTCTTATAAAGCGCATTAATTACCATAATCTACAGTGTTACATTACCTAAAGCTAATTCATATGGTAGTCTATATTCTCTGTTTTCATAGTGATATTTAATTTTATCCTCTATGTCTTCAAAGTCAGCTAACCACATTTCTAATGTTTCTTTGCTTACCTGGTAAGGATACACTTGGTTGTACTTATCAATTACTATGAATGTAATTACTATGTTCCATTCAACAGCATCCGGAAGTACTTTAATAAAGTTATTCCAGGCAAGCTTGTGATAAATGGCAGCCTGAATCCAATACTTATAATAGCTTACAGACTCCGGAAAAGATGCAATGTCCTTACCTGTAGTCTTCAAGTCATTGATAAATAAGGTCTTGGAATCATAATCCATTACCACATTATCTAAGATACCTTTATAACCAAACGGTAAATGCTCCTGATTAATACTAATCATATGCTCACTAAATGTTTTTATGTGAACATCATTAGGAGTTTTATCCAATTGTAAAAGAGATCTTACTGCTTGATTAGACTTTAGTTCTATCAAAGATTCTTTGCAGTTGTTCAAAGTAATCTCATCAACTATAGTCTTATCAAGACTTTCTTTTAAGAAATTAAAGTAAGATTTGTTTTCATCAGTTAAGACTTTGTCAAGTCTTTGCTGATCTGTTTTAAGGGACTGATATAAGTTAGCTGTGAGTAGTTCTGTGAGTATCTCCTGAGAGTAATCATTCAAAGATAATGAATCATTTCCAACTGTACAATGGTACTTGAAAATATTATCAATAATCTTTTTTTGGCTATCCGTAGGATATTTGCCTGGCATGCTAATAAATTGTTTATCATAACTGTCTGGCTCAAATAAGAGACAGTGTAAGACACGCCCTGCTACCAGGTGCGCGTCTGTACTGTCCTCTCTTTGATTCAAAACATAATGACTGTAAAACATTCTAGGTGAGAACAATAGCTTATTAATGCTACTGTAGCTAAACCAGAATGGTTTCTTGTAAAATAATTCTAGTTCATCAGAACCAGTCAATGCCAGTGGACTCATTAGTTTCTTCTATTTGATTGTTATTTGATACGGGTACTATTTCCTCAAGAATAATTTCTTCAGGTGGTGGAGGTAACTCATTAGATTCTTCTAGAACTGGTGCACTTAAATCATCCTGATGTACTTCTTCTACTTTCTCAGGAACTTCATTAACACCAATAGCAAATTCTAAAACTGGACTCTTATCATCAAAGCTAATCTCTGCTCTATACTCAGATTGAATTACTTCTGCAACATCTGGTGTAGGAACAATACTTGCTACACTAAAAGTAGAACTTCTAGCAATGTTTGTAATAAACCAATCAAGTCTAGATTGTAAAAGAATATTTAACCAATCTGTAGTAAGAAGATTAAGTGAAACTAATTTCTTAGAAACATCATCTGGATCTAAGCAATCCACATCTCTAACTCTGAGACCAAAGTAACTAACCATAGACTTGAAATTAACATGGTTCTTAGTATGACAGTTTGCTACCCTACCACCATATTCTTCAAGTAACATCAGTAAATACAATGCACTTTCTACATAGTTAGAGTTTGCCATGATCTCCATAGCCATGATATGATTATCCTGGTCTGAGCTCTTAAACATCTCACGCAACTGGGTATATACCTCATTGGTAATTGTTACAGCATCATCACCATTAATCATAGCAAGTAGTTCAGACTCATCATAAACTGCTTTGTTTTGACAGTCATCAACTAATTGTTTCCACTCATCATGTATATAATAATAGTGATGAGAACTTCCAGTAAATACGCTAGTGACTACATGACTACTTATGCTAACTTTAGTACTGTAGTTAAAATATACATTATCTGATTCTGAAGACAACATAGCTGTGCGTAGATTATCTTTATAGTACTCATCTACTGTTACTTTATCAAGATACTCTTCAATTTTAGCAATAGGTGCCGTATAATACCAACCACCATATAATAATCTACCTGGAGTAGCCTTACCTGTAATTACTACATTTGCATTGTCAGGATCCCTAACAACCTTAATACCTTGATTAAGTGCTAGGTCTTTTAGTTTTGCTCTTGGGATATTAACACCCGGCATAAGATAAATTGTATCTCCTTGTGCAGGAGTATAGCCTTTACTTAAATTAAATAGTTCAAATTTTGAAGAATCTTCAAGTACATGTCTTACATCTACGTTGAATGATTCATCTTCCTTATCAAAAAATACTGCTCTTTTCATAATGATAAATTAAAGGGGGCTGTTACACCCCCTTAGTTATTACTGAATTGCCATCTTAACTACATTAGTATCCTGCATAAGCTTTGCAAACTTAACCTTGTTACCATTTACAATCTCTTTGACCATATAGTATCTCAAGTCATTTGTAAAGCCATCAAACTCTGTAGTTAGTTTAGCCAATCTGTCAATCATAGCTTGTGGAACTCCACCTTTGTCAGCAACAGTAAGTGCATAGTTAATAACACGTGTTGCAATGACACTAGATAAGTCCGCACGGAAATCATCACCTTGTCCTACTGAAGCTACAATAGCACCTTTTACATATGCTTCATCCTTAGTAAGGATATCTTCAGGAGAAATAATCTTATCTAGTTTATTATTAATAAACATAGTAAACATACTAGAGAAGTCTGCACCTACAGAACCCTCACCAATCATTTGGATTAGTGGTAACTGTTCTTCAAACTTAGGAATAGAACTAATAGCATTGAAGAATGTAGTGATAGATCTTGGATTCACACGTTGAGTTACAAGCTCTGGGTGCATCAACATGAAGTTAATACATCTACCATCAATACCTGCACTCTCTGCCCACTTGGCCCATACATTAGCATCATACTTCATCTCAACAGAAATAAATCTAGTCTTCTGAGCTACGTCAAGACTAGTAACATTATAGTCACCATTGTCTGGATTTGAAGTCAAGATAACATGCCAGTTCTTAGGAAGCTTCCATGATACATATTCTTGACGGTCAAGAATCTCCATAGTAGCTTGCATGAATCTGTGGTCAGCACGAGTATAGTCATCCAAGATTAGGAAACCACCCTCACCTTTACCTTGAATCCACTCAGGAGCAGCATGAGACATTCTCTTATCAGCTACAGTATAGCCTGCTTTAAGAGCACCATTTACTTGAGCTTCAGTAATCCATCTTTGTTTACCCTCTTGGTTCTTTACAAGAAATTCTTTAACAGGAAAACCAACAAGGTCACCTAACTCCTCAATCTGAGATAGATTAAGTTTTACAACATCCATTCCAAGCTCTTTGCCCAATTGTAAAATAGTTGAAGTCTTACCAAGACCAGCATCACCCTCAATATTGACAGCTACAGGAACTTTACCCTGAGCTTGGATGTGCTGATTATTGTTTACCATGTGACGGATAAAACCTTTCAACTCTTCTGCATTCAATTGTACTGTGTTCATAATGTTTGTTTTTTATAATTCTAATTTAATTACTTGACCTGGTAGGTCTTCATTCATGCCTGATCTTTCTGACAAGACCCAAAGTACTTTACCTCTTGGTCTTACAGATGTATAACATTCACCATCAGTGAAATATACCAAGCTTGTATATTTCTTTAGGTTTGCATTGTAATAATCTAGGACAGGATCAAATTCAGTCCCACCTCTTCCTAATACACTAATCTCATTCTTGCCTTTATAAGGCTCAATAGATTTAATAGAAGTATCACACTGTACTACAGTAATATCTACTCCTACTTTATAGATATGATGTATCTCATTCATAAACTCAGCAAGTTCTGTATCACTTACTGAACCTGAAGTATCAATAGCAAGCAGCATGTGCTGACGCATCTTAATCTTCAGACCTGGATTATCTTCATATCTACGGTTCTCTTTTCTTCTGATCTTCTTAGTAAATACTTTAGTACTTACTCCTGTAAATCTTCTAAGATAACCCTTCCAATCAAACTTAGGTGCAGTAAACTCTTCAACTACAATTAGACCCTCAATCTCACCTGGTACATTACCACGTTTCTTTACAGTCTGTTCTTTTGCATCTTGTAGAATTTTCTGAACCTGCTTTTCAATTAGCTTTTTCTCAGCATCAGTCATATCATCAAACTCTTCCCATGTAGAATGATCTGGAATATCTCCACTAGCTACATTATCAAGAAGTTTGTCCATGGCATCATTACCTGTGGTGCCATTCTTATCCTTCTCATCTTGAAGGCGGAGAAGCTGGTCATAGTAATATCTACAACCAGCCTTTTTATCTAGTTTAAGATCTTCATAATCTTCAATTCTGATACCTCCTTCTGGCAGCCAAGAGTCTTCAATATACTGATTAATTTCCATATCCATAGCAACATTTGCAAGCTTTTTGTTACTAAAAGAACTAAAACTTACAAGGTGACCAAATGCAATATGGAGCAATTCATGTTTCAGTAAGCCCATCTTATGCATATCACTTAGACCAGTCCAGAATTCCTCATTGATGGCTAATTGATAATTAATATTCTGTTTGCTTACTCCTGCAGTTGGGAGATCTTTCCTCCAAACTTTATTCAACATAATGAGAAAAAACCCATAATAGGGCTCTTTCAACATTAAGTCTTTACTTATTTTACTAAGGCTCTGTGCTTTGTCCATCATCTTTTATTTTTACATTGATGTCTACTTTGTCCATTGGATACCCTATGCTTCCTAACATACTGGTTAAGTCCCGGATGAAAAACTCCAGGAATGTTTCTATTACATGCTTGGCTGCTTTATTATTAGTAATAATACCAAGTACACGTGCAGATGATAATGCTATGGCTTCATTACCAATTACATCAGCAATTCTCTGTGCAGTTTTTGGAACTTCTTTCTTCCATTGTGCAAATGGTTGTCCTGAAAATTTATACAATAATACTAGCTCATTATTATCAAGTGTACTATTCTCAATTGCATGAAATGCAACTACATGGTTCTCAGAATCACTTGATTGAAACATGTTAATCAGATTTTTTAATTCATCTTTTGTCATTAGTCTTCAATTTTTAAGGTCTTAATAGCCCAGTCTTTAATTTCACCGGATGCAATCATATCTATCCATTCTTTTGCAGTAGGAATATATCCATTGCAATCTTCTTTAACATGTTGTTCTGCAACATATCTTGTATATACTCTTTTGTCATCAGAATTTATAATATAAAAACCATGACGTTTCTCACATTCAAATATACCCTCACTATGGTGACGGAACATTCTATGCTTACTATGACCTACCCATGCTTTGGTTTCATCAAACCAATTATGAATATGCATATAGTCTTCTGGTATACCTCCAAACTTTCTAGCTGAAGATACTGCATGTTGATACGGGTGTGCCATTACAATGTCTTTTGGATTAAAGATCCTTCATGAAAATAACTTTCAATCTGGGTAATTCTAATATCATTGTAGATTTTATATTTACCTGAAGGAACTAAGATGCATACTGCACCAGAACCTCCGTCATTGTTCCACCAATCCTCAATATCATTAAGTAATTGTTCTTCAACAAAATTTGCTATATCAGAACTAAGACCAGAATCTAATTCTTGAAGATGTGATACATCTTGATTCCATACATAAATATCATTAATATCATCAAAGGCAGCTTCTTCATCTTCATCCATTTTTTCTGTAGTATAAACTACATTTTCAATTGCACCTGAATCACCAGATCCTTCATATTGTACCTTAATACCAGTTACTCCCAAGTCAGCTAATTTGACAAGGGTAGCCATCATATTTATTTCATTCATACTATTTTGTTTTGTAGAACCTTCCTAGAATGTTCTGATTGAGATATTCTTCTTTTTCAAGCACTTCCCTTACAAATTGAAATTTAGTCTCATGATATGTTAACTCTGTCTTTGAGAAACATATCCTGACCATAAATCTCTTTATAGGTACTCCTGCTTTATGTGCATCCTGTAGCACTGCATTACTGCTGTAATAGTTTTGATAGTTAGTTTTACTAACAAAAGTGTATTTTGATGCCCTTTTATCTGTCATTGCAGCAATAGCTTTCTTTCCAAGTTTCTTTTTAACTGTAGAATAAAAGTTCTTTTTGCCAATATAACGGACTGCTTTACCATTAATGATTGCTTCCATTTCATAAATGAAACCTACAGCACCATCTGGAATTTTGCTGTCATTAAATACTTCACCTTTGTATAACCAACTCATACTATTTGTTTTAGTAAAGATAATAATTTATCTCTCACAGCTTCAATACCATGATCTCTGACAGAGTCTGATAAATCCTTAGACATGTCAAGTATTACATGTGGAATATTATACTTGTCCTGATATCTCTGAGCAGCCTTTATACCGGGCTCATCATTATCAAACAGCACAATAATCTTAGAATACTTTTCTCTAAGTTTATTTATAATAGATTCTCCAATCATTGTATTCTCACTGTCCGGAGCAATACATTCTATATTACCAATACCAAGCTTCTTAAAAGACATAAGATCTTTAAGTGAAGAAACAATTAGTAAATACTTGGAATCATATTGCAATTGATCCATACCCTGTGTATAGTTCTGGATCTTAATGAACTTCTTCTCTGGGACTTTAGGCATGTAAATCTTATATAACTCACCATCTTGTCTAAAATAACCATAGACATAGGGTCTTGCAAACTTATAAGATGTTATACTACCATCAACTTCAGTCTTTTCCATAGTAAAGAACTCCAATGGAACAACATTGTATCTCTCCAGTATGGCTGAAGAAATCCTAAAACTCATCCAAAACTTAGAGTCTTGGGAATTCCAGTGTCTCATTTGGAAATCTGTTACCTTGAACTTATCATGAAATTGTATAGGTCCTCTTTCTGCAGGTGCATTGTATTTAAGATACTCTTGATAATCATGCAGTATTCTATTGACTGCTTTGAATCTTGTATCATAGTTAAATAAACATTTGACAAGTTCAATTTGATCACCTTGAAAGCCAGAAGAGAAATCTTTAAACTTATAGCAATCCCCATTGCGATAGATAAACATGCTTGGAACTTTATCCTTTACATTAAATGCAGATAGCATTTTTATATCCTGACCAATGAGTTTTTCTTTTAAGTTTAGATAATATTCAAATACCCATTCTCTGGGTACATCTTGTAAATCAGATACTAAGTTCTTTGTAGAAATCATAACCAATAAAAATAAAGGGGGGAGGCTCCTGATTTAGTTAGAAATCTCTGTTATACATTAATTTATTACTAACTCCCCCCTATTATCTAGGTAGTAGTTAGTCTAAACTAAAGTCAGAAGATGTTTTCGGTGATGTAAATACATCATCATCATCCCCAAAGGACTTAACTTCTTTAACTTCTAATTTTTTGAGATGCTTAGTTTCATCATAAGGTATAACTACACCGCCTTCAACAGCCCCAAATGCATACTTTTTACCTTCTGCCTTTGGTAACCACATGTCATAGTTAGTATAACCTGATTTACCTTCATACTCTTTACCAGCAACACAGAACTCAAGATATTTACCTCTGAAATCTGCTGTTTTATTGAATGCTTTAACAAAGTCTTCAATTGTTTCATGCTGACCATCTTGCTCAACAAACCAAGAATCAAGTTCTAGTGTATGTGCAAGAGTTCTTAAGAAGATCAAAATAGATCTATCTCTCTGAATTTTAACGCCAGATTTAGTTTCACCATCAGCAAATGCATATTGGCTTGCTTTTACTCTACCAATCTGACCCGCATATCTTCCTTTGCTTTCATCATCTTTATCAATCATAAAGCCCTCAAAACCTTCAATAGGTTGAGTCTCTACATGCATCATAAGATGGTATGCACCAGGAATAAACTTGAATTCTTCAAGTTCAATGCTATTAATTTTCAATACATGATTACCTGGAGTAATTGTTTTTGGTAGTCCTGAGCCTGCTGTGCCCAAATCAGTTGTGCTTAATGCCATTTTTCTTTGTTTTTAATAATTAAATAAATACTTTGTCCCAATGGAACTCAAGTTCTCCTTTTTCATTCATCTCTGTTACTGTAATCTCTTCATTTCTGAGATGCTCTGGTCTCGCTCCGCAAGTAACTTCTTCATTTGTCTTGAAAGACAAAATAGTTTTGTTACCCTTACGATACATATAACCAATTGCATCAGCATTAGCACAGATTAAAGATTTAATTTTACCTGTCAAATCAATGTTTGCAGCTAGAACCATTTCTCCCTTATCATCAACTTGCTTGTCTTTAATGTGACCAGACAAAATAATGTGGGGAGCTAATGTATCAATAAAATCTAAAACTTGAAAGAAAGCTTGTCTTAAATATAAATATCCTGCACCATTTGGTAGAGATAATACATTGTCACCATCATAGTTCTTACCCATGCTTGTATTCTTGTAAAGCTTGATAGCTAAAGGCATTACCATATCTTCTAATGCAGTTACAGTATCTATTGTAACATATTTGTATGGATTGCCTGCAGCTTTAATTGCTTTACCTGCATCAAGTAATTCTTGAAGAGTGCTAATTTTTACTTTAAGAGCTTCTACATAATCAGCACCATTCTCTAAATCCAGAATCAAATTATCTTCTAGACCTGCAAATGATGTTGTTTTACCTGTCTTAGGCTTTGAATAGATAACCAATCTCTTTGGATTAACTCTTTCAGCCTTAACTTTTTTAGTTGGAAGTACTATACTCATTTTATCTTAGTTGCTAGTTTCTGAAAATCTTGTGCAATTCTTAGAAGAATATCTGAAGCTGCTTCTTCTTCATCTAGACTTATATCTTTAAGCTTTGGAATGAATTCATTCTCAAAATCTGGAAATACAGATAGACTTACTTGCTCTTTAGGAGCTTCAGCTTTTCTTTTCTCATAAAGATTTTGAGTAATCTCAGAACCATCAGGCATAATAACCATTAACTCAGATAATGGAATAGTATAGGCAAAATAATTTTCACCATTAGAATTTGTACCTTCTTTTACATCATACTCTTCTGCAAAATAAGGATTGTGTTTGTACTTAAAGAGTGGTCTATCTTCAAAGGCATGTTCAATGCCTGTTTCTTTACCAAGTGCATCTCTCATAATGTCAATAAACTCAATATAGATATCTTCTCCTCTCTTTAGTTCACCCTCAAATAACTGGACTTGTCTACCATACTTACCTTTCTGAAAGAAAGCAGTCTTGATAGTAAAGAAAGGATCAGTTACTTGAGCTTTACGGAATTTGTCCATGTGATGGGCAAAGAATTCCTTTTCTTTTTCTTTTCTACTCATACTTAAATTTTAATTGTTTTACTTGCTTGGGCTGGAGTTGCTATTTCAATTATCCTCATGGAGTTTCTATCTAACTTAAAGAAGCTCAATCTTGTGGTGCCATTTCTGGATTTCAAGAAGTGGAAGGCTAAAGTATCTTCATCACTAATTATAAATCTCTCTGGACCATACTGTCTAATCTTTCTGATAGAAGGTTTATTAATACCTAAAACTACATCAGCATGTTGCAATAAAGCATCTGCTCCAAATAAATCAGAATCTAATACATAATTTCCATAGTCACCATCTTTAGATCTATCTGGGTTATCTATATTCCGGTTCAACTGACTTAAGATAAGAAACGCCACAGGATAATGTTTTTTCATATATGTCATGGCTTCACCAAGAGCATATAATACTTCAAACTTATCCTTCTGACCTTTACCTACTTTAAATAAAGCTGAGTGGTCAATAGTAACCAAGGCATTTGTGTAGTTACCTGCTTCATCTTTGTGAGATTCCATATAATAATGTATGGTTGCACACATCTCATCCACAGTACACGGATCATATATTACATCAATGATGTCATTCCTTTCGCTATCTTCATAGTATTGGACACATCTTAGATATAGATCCTTATCTACTGGTTCACCTTTACTCATTAATGTATTGTAATCAGCACCTGTATTCAGACTCAGCTTTCTGATACCATTGGTCTCATCAAGCATTTCAAACTGGAACTTAAGTACTCTAAACTTATGGTCTTGGTTCTCTTCAATAATATCAGAGATTAACTGCTCCATAAATAAAGTTTTACCTGTTCCAGGCCTAGCACCTACAACGGTGATAGTTCTCCATTCCAATCCATCACAGAAGGCATCATTAAATTTGGGCCATGAACTTTTAAGTGACTTTAGCTCACCAGATCTTCTAGCCTTCATCTTAAGAAGGGCTTTTCTAAGAGCGTCTCTTTCACTCACAGGCTTCAGAGCCCGGGCACCGTTAAATAATTCTGCCATACATTTGGATTAAGTTGTTAGCCTACTTTTTACATCATTATAGATGTAGTGAGATAAACCCACTATAAATTCAATTGCTAAAAATTGTACAAAGTTCATCTCTACAAGAAGAGTATAAACTAATAACCAGGAAACAAGGCTTCCTATTAATGCAATGAAAAACAATTTGGTTTTAATCATACAATGTGTTCTTTAAAATAGTTTGGTTCTTCATAATCATCTGCTTCAATCATATCACAATAAGTTGCTAGAGTTGAATCCCAGGTTTTATCTGTATTCTGTTTTCTAACAAAGTATTGAGAGTTTCTCATGTAGTTGTATCTATTCATAGAATATTCATCTACATACTTATCAGTAGCTTTTAACACAGTATCCCATGAATAGCTAAAGTTCTCAAAAAACCATCTAAAAGCATTCTCAAGACCCTTAACATTTACTCTTGCAGGTACACCACTAGGTAATTTACCTTTTGGAAACAATTCATTGTAAAGTTTAATATTGTCTAGGAAGTCATCCCCCATTAGATTCTTAGAAGTTTTCTTCTTAGATTTCTTGAAGAAGCCATCAATTTCCTGTATAAATTTAAGGCTATTCCCTGACAATTCCAAGGATTCTGTAAGGTAATTACCTGATAATAATTTGGCTACTTCAAGAGATGTGTTAATAGATTTATCAGGAACAATTTTATTATGCATGCAATATAAAACATAAAACATGTTAGGTGTTAAACCCATCTTACTTATCTTAAAAAAGATTTCTTCCATTACCAAATGATTTTATAGTTATACAAATGCTGTACAGTATCCCGAACTTCTCCAAAGACACCTTTAGAATCCCATTTGCTACCATTGTATACAGCACTTGCCGGATGTGAGACAATAAATTTAGTACAATTTTCTCCACACATGTCTGCCCACTCTTGAGATTTTTTACCCATATAGACATAAACTAGTCCTGGATGAAAGTTCTTTAGATAATCAAACACATAAGCTACAAACGGAGCCCAGATTTCATAATGCTTACCAATCTTACCTACTTCAGTTGTAAGAGCTGTATTTAGCATAAGTATACCCTGTCGGGACCATTTTGATAGGTCTAAGGGTCTTTTATACCCGTCAGGGTATAGTTTCTCAACTTCATCAAGAATAAATCTTAGAGAAGGTTGTTCTTTCTCAGATTTACTACAACTAAATGCAATACCATCTGCTACACCAATTGTGGGATAAGGATCTTGTCCAACTATGACTACTTTAAGTTCATCATAAGGACATTCCTCAAAGGCTCTAAACACATCTTTCAATACAGGAGTAAATCTTTTACCACTGTTTGAAAGATTATATAAGTCAGTAAGAATCTTTTCAAACTCTAAACTAAATATAAAAGGTTTAAGAACTCTGCCCCAACCACTAGGTTCAAGTTTATTAAATATTTTTTGTTTATAATCATTGCAGTCTAATATATTAGTCATAATCATGTATATTTGTTAAAAAAGTATAATATAATGGCTATTAAAATAAAAGAAATCAAATCTGATGCAACTATCAGTATTAATGTAAATAAGAATTATTACATGATGGCTAAAGCTCTATCATTTTATTTATTTCAGCAAATTGGTCAAAAACAAAATGATGAATATTTTACAGAAATCATGAATAAGCCTTATGCTGATTTAGATGATCTTCAAAGATCTTTTTATACAGTTGCCTTATTACTTGCAGAAATTGAAACACAAGCTAAAGCAACTGATCAATATGAAGAAAAAGAAGTTCTTCAACCAGGTGATGAAGGTTATGTTGAACCTAAGCAAGATTAAGATTAAAGTCTCTTCCTATTTCTACACAGGACTCTATTGCTAGAGCCAATTCCATTTTACTGCAGTCAGCAAAAGATTTACAAATCTCTGCATCTCCTGCATCATAACAAAGACCAGCATGGGTCTTAATAATTCTTTTCATTTCATCAAAAGTATAGCCAGATTCTTGTGCTAATGTACGTATACATGCATGCACTTTAGCAATCTGAGCTAATGAGGCATTGTCAGAAGTTAAGCCCATAAAGACTTCAACCTGCTGTCCATCAGCCAGTTTATCAATAAAGATCTGAAAATTTAATTTGGATTTATCATCAGGATAAACTAACTTACCTCCGCGTTTAACTAATTTAGTAGTAAACATAAGCTGATTTTTTGTATATTATTAATAGATATGGATAGAATTCCCGGAAATAATAATCAGATAAGTAAAGATACTCAGATAGTATTAGATTACCTAGAAAGATTCCCAGAAGCTCCTTCAAAAACTCTAGCCAGAAAAATATATTCTGAAAATCCTGTTCTTAATTCACTTGAATCTGTCTATGGTAAAGTAAGATACTATAGAGGTCAATATGGCAAAGCACATAGAAAAAGCTTACATAATAAACAATTTCAAAAAGAACTTAAAGTTGAAATAAATATGAAAGAAAAATTTCTACCAGAGTCTTATGCAACTAAGCGTGATACTTTTATATTCCCATCAGGTTGCAACTCAGTAGGAGTTATTGGTGACCTTCATATACCATATCAAGATAATGATGCTATAGAAGCAGCATTTGATGAAATGGAAAAGCAAAACATAGAATCTCTACTTATCAACGGTGACATGTTAGACTTTTACCAACTCTCTTTCCATGAGAAAGACCCAAGAATGGTTCACTTCAAACAGGAAATAGAAGCAGGTAGACAATTCTTAGATTACTGCAGATCCAGATTCCCTGGTATTCCTATTTACTTTATCCCAGGTAACCATGAGAATAGATTTGAAAGATACCTTAGAGTTAAGGCATCAGAACTATTAGACATGGATGAATTCAGACTAGATGTACTACTACATGTAGCTGAATATGGTGTACAATATATTCCATTTAGATCTAAAGTTGTCTTTGGTGATTTTCTAATAGAGCATGGGGACAAGATTCCTGGTGCAGGTGGTGTAGTACCAGCCCGCACTGCTCTAATGAGATTAAAGACTAATTGTCTTATAAATCACTTTCACAAAACAAGTTCTAGCTCACAAAGAGTATATGGTCCTGATGACTCTACAACTATCCGTGGATATAGCCTTGGTTGCTTATGTGAACTTACTCCAGAATATTTAGAAATAAATGAATGGAATCATGGGTTTGCTATTCTAAAAAGAAATGGTAACTTAGTACAAGTTAGCAATTACAAAATAGAAGGTAATCAAATAGTCTGATGTTTCTACCAATTGAATTTAAAGATGAAGATGGCCCATACATTGAGCATCTTAATGTTACTCACATAACAAGAATATCTTTTGTTAATCCAAGAAATCCAGATGCTGGTAGTAAAATACATCTCCGTACAGGAGAAATACTAAAAACTACTATGCCATTTGATCTGCTATCTAAAGAAATAGATGAAGCTTGGGAATCAGGTTCTATTCTTATTCTATCTGCAATGCTATCTGAAAAAGCTAAACTCATGAAAAAGAGTGACCTACAGAATGAAGGAATTGAAGAACTTGATCCTTTGTCTGAAGTTTAAACTGATCAGGCCAATCTAAATTATACACGTACCAATTTTCTTCTTTCACTTGATCACTGTCTACTGACATAAGAGTCAAGTTATTAAAGACATCTAATGTGTAGAAAAAATAATCATAACCATTCTGACTTTCTGAGTCTTTAACTTCTACCTTGTTAAATCCAAGGTCTATTAATTGTTGTTCTGTCATATCTTAATTGTTTGCTGGTGACATAGTCTGCATAAATACTTCATGATTTAGTATTTCATGAGGGTAGTCTTTAGCAATTTTCCAATAGACTTGACTTACTTTACTGTATTCACCGTGTTCTAGAATTCTTAAATTTCTGAAGCTCTTAATTGATAGAGTAACCATATGCAGGTTTTCTTCATCAGATGATTCTAACATTCTAATCATGTTTTTAATTTCATCATCATTAATGTAGCCCATTCTCTTTAGCAGTTGTAATTCTGCCATATATACAAAAGGACGGAATGTCCCAACTTTACTACCCTTATGATACATATACCATAGATAGTTCAAGTTTCTATCTACATTTTCTGTTAATTCATAATGCTCTTTTGCAATCTGTGCTGATAATTCCAGCATTTCATGTGTTATTTTCTTTTCCATTTTAAAAGATATATCTGATGGTATTCCAAGGTATTATACTATCATGTATTTGAATAAACTGTTTTATGTAGTCTGCCTTTCTATTATGCTCATACCTTACATTTCTACCACCATACTGAGATATCTTACCTTCTTGTATTTTAGGTGTCCAAAGAAACTCTTCACCTGGCAACTTGTGTTCTACATTGTATCTATGCTTCTCTTCATTATGAGTTAAAAAGATTACCTCAGCTTTAACTCTATCATCAGCCCAGCCGTGTGTTTTGGCTATTCTGTCTATATTGTTAAACAAACTCATATAATGCTGTAACCAATTATCATGTACAATAACAGGACTAAAGTTTATATGAACTTCATAACCAGCCTTTAAAAAAGATGTTATAGCTAATAGTCTTTCATGAATAGTACTTGTATTAGGTTCAAGATGCCGGTATAATTCATAGGGCATTAGACTGAATCTAATTCTAATCTTCTTTTCAGGATCAAAATCTAGTAATTCTTTGTTCACATACTTAGTAGCAAATGAACCCATAGCAAGCGGATGATCTCTAAAGAATTTAAAGATTGTTTTCCAATCATGATACTTAGCATGCAGAGCAAAGTCCTCATTGCAGCTGATATCATATGTAATATAATCTCCAGTCTGATTTGGTTTATTACTTGTATCAGCAAACCATGCGTGGGAATTAATTTCTGTCAGGATGTCCATAGTATTTGTAGCTACAGATAATCCTTCCGGCTTATGCCTCTTAAGGTAACAATATGAACAGTCATATAAGCAGCCCCAACCAAAGCTAGGGCTGATATAATCAGTACTGCGACCTGAAGGTCTAATAATCATACTCTTTCTAGTGACTTTTTCTACAACACTCATAATCTCTTAATCCGCTGCACTTTCCTAACACATGTAGAAATTATCACTTTAAAAAGTTAATGTAAGATTGTGCAGCTCTCTTTGTGTCATACTGCATATCAAATCCTGCACTGTTTTTAATGGTCTTCCAGAACAACCAGAAGATTCTCTTCTTTACAGCATACTTGGTTGTATAACCATCCCGTACTTCTACTACTTTGTAGTCTTTCTTGTTTACATTCATACTATTCTAGATTTAAATTATAGTCTTCTAATATTCCTCTCAATTCTTTTCTAAGTCTATCAGCTAAATCTCTTTCTTGATCAGTAGCTTCTTTCTTGTCAACATAACCATACTTGGTTATCTCACGTAATTTTTGGTCAAGATCCCAAACAACTAGTTTCCATCTAGGACCATCTAATGCATCTCTTGCATCTTCTTTTTCTTCAATAGAGTCAAACTCAAGAATTATCTTTCCCATCTTTATTTTCTGATTTACTCCATATTTCTTCACCACCTTCACCCCAGTAATTATCACAAGTAAACTTGTCATCTACTGTTTTACCTGGAGCACTCATAAAATATGACTGACCCCATTCATTTGCTTTAGCAGTGAATCTGTAACACTTGTCTTTAACTGGACAATTAGTACCAGGACACATTGTGATATCCGGCATAACTTAGAGTATAAAGTTAAATAATATATGACCAAAGCCAATACCTGCTAAAAAGTAAACAAGATTGTTTACCCATTTTGGATAATTTTCCATACTAAAATAGATTAAAAATTACTTGTAGAGTAGCACCAATTGCACATATAGTAACAAAAATTAATAGTACCATCGTGCCAATACCGGCCATTTCTTCTCTACGGTCTTCTTTGTTTAGTTTCATAGTTCTTCATTTGTATAATATTCTAAAACTTCATAGTGAGACATACGTCCACAATTAGCACACTCAAGCTTATCACATGACTCATGATGTACTGATAATGACTCATGACCACATAAGTCACACTTAATAAGAGCACTTATCCATCCTGTTTCTTGTTCACTCATTGTTTAAATGTTTCGTTGTAGTATTTCTCTGCATCCCAGTTTTTAATTGTACTGGACGGTGCGTTGTGACCTGCTACGTGAGCATAAATAATCTGCTTCTTTTCCATTTCTTTGGCTCTTTTTATTGCATCTACTAACAATAAGTCTTGCATAGGCTTTATGTCTAATGGACCTAACATATCGCTAAATTCTTTTACTAAAAATTCTACTGCTGTTTTCATTGTTGTTTAAGTATATTAGTATATCTCTTACCCTTTAACTCATAAATAGATATAGGCCGGTAATCAATTAAATGAGCATCTACATTAAAGTACTTATCTAATGTTGGAGCTGGTGTACTACCCTCATCTAAATAACTATCATTTACTACAACTTCTTCAAGTTTATTTACATGGTGAATATGTGCATGAATATTTCCTCGGTAGAACTGTACTTCATTAGGATGAATAGGTACATGAGTAACTATAAATCCCTTGTAGTCTACAGCTCCGGCAACACCATCTACATAAAGCAGTAGCTCTTTAACATTCTGATGTCTATCATGGTTACCAAGAACTACTATCTTCCTACCATTTAATTGGTCTAGCTTATAGTAGTCTAATGATTTCTCCATAGTAACATCACCTACAATATAAGTAGTGTCTCTTTTAGCTACTGTAAGATTCCATCTTTTAATAAGATGCTCATCATGCTCTTCAGCATTATCAAATCCTCTATGCCTTGCTATACTAGCATGTCCTAAATGTAGACATCCTATAAATCTAACTACACTCATTCTATTTGTTTCTAATAGTGTTGTCTTAATCCATATTTTTGTGAAAAAATCACAATTTATGGTGGTTTTAGCCTATATAATCGGTTATTAACCGGTTAAATATGCTAAAAATGACACTTTTTTGTGATTTACTTATCTTCAATAGGAATATATCCAATTACTGCACCTGCACCGGTAAATGTACCTATAGTATAAACTATCTCAGCTTTACCAACAGGTTCCCAATTACATGTACACATTTTGTATACACATCTAAAATATCCAAAAAGCAATATTGCTCCAATTATCATTGGTAGCAATGCCAATATAACTACTCCTACTTTATTTTTCATTCTTTGTTTGTTTATAGTCAATAATAAATCCAACTGCTACAATTATATTCATACCAAAGGACATAAGTATTTCATGTATGTCTTTATAAACATTTACGCTAAGATGTACATGACCTACCATCCAAAAAGGTATGGACAAGTTTTGACTTATCCATACCAATGTGTATTTAATAAAGTGGCTAATCCCCTTCTTCATTATTCACCTTTTGTAGCCCTTCTGATTTTACCTTTCCTGAGTTCCTCTTCCCAATATTCTCTGACTTGTGCAACCTTTGTAATCTCTCTTGGATTTTCTTGTTTAACTCTGAAAACTCTAATTTTCTCTTGTTCTCTTTCATACTCTTCCCAATTATAGATTTCTAATTCTTTCATACGAGCCATGTCTGAAATGGTCATTTCTT